ACCCGATTGAGGATTTTGTTGAAAATCGAAACTTGTTTCAAATCTCTCTTTTGCTTTTTTTCGTACAATTCATCAATGTCGATTTTGCCTAAAGCGTCGTCGTCATTTGTATACAAAAAACAGGACATGTTGATTTTTATTCAAGTATATATTTTTGTGTGGTAAAAAATATATAACGATAGCGGTTGACATGGACTATAGGAATACACAACGAAACGATGAACAAAACACCGAATGTCCAAGAACTCACAGAAAATCTAGAAACCTCAGAAACTCTAGAAAATAAAGGTCCAAGCGTCCCAGAACCCCCAAAAGACCAAGAAACTCTAGAAAATCAAGGTCCAAGTGCCAAAGAAACCCCAAAAGACCAAGAAACTCTAGAAAACCAAGGTCCAAGCGCCAAAGAAACCCCAAAAGACCAAGAAACCACGACCATTAGACACTTGGTGTTGGCGGGGGGAGGATCCTATGGGTTTATTACCTATGGTGTTCTAAAGGAAACTAATTTGTCCAAAATTTGGTCATTCCAAGATATCGAAACCATTTATGGAACCTCCGTCGGATCCATTCTAGGTGTCATCTTACTTCTTGGATACGAATGGTCCGTAATCGACGATTATTTGATAAAACGTCCATGGCACAATGTAGTGAAATATGATCTGTATACGATTTTGGGAGCATTCGAAAAACGAGGAATTTTCAATATTCCTCTCATTGAAAATATATTTTCACCATTGTTCAAAGGCATGGACATTTCCATGGACATTACCATGCTCGAATTTTATGAGATGACCAAGAAAGAACTGCATATTTTTGCGACGGACATCCAAGATTTCAAAACGATTAACATTTCTCACAGAACCCACCCTGAATGGCGGGTTATCGACGCGGTTTACGCCTCCTGCTGTTTACCTATCATTTTTGCTCCGTTTTCAAAAGATGGACGGTATTATGCTGACGGAGGTTTATTCCTAAATTATCCCATAGAACCCTGTATTACAAACTGTATTCACACTGACATCGACAGCATACTCGGAATTAACAAATTGTCCATCGATCCATCGGACAGTGAAACGTATGAAACGATGAATTTGATGGACTACACGATGATTTTGTTACGAAAATTACTTAACTATACATGTAAACGTCCCGATAATATCAAATTAAAACATGAGATTATCATTTCTGCGGAGACGACGTCGATTGCCGAATTGCTTCAAACAGCGTCTTCTGTTGAAAAACGTTCCGAATGGATCAAAAAAGGCGAAGAAGTTGCGAAAAAATGGATTTCAAATCGTTGAACTTCACTTTTTGGCGTTTTACTGTAAAACGGAATTGACAAACTGTGTCAATGTATCATTTGTGATTTTAGAGTCAAAACTGATATTGTCGCCATCCTTTTTCATAATCACCGTGGGGTAACCGTTGACGTTGTATTGTTGAATGAGGGGGGAGTTACCATCCGTGCAGTCGACATCAATCACTTTTACGGTGTAGTTACCGACGGTCTTGTTATCAAAAGACTGTTTGAATTTTTCCCATTCTGGCTTGGCCTTTTTACAGTGAGGGCACCAATCCGCAGAAAACATATAGATCTCCGCTTCTTGGGTACGATTGTTGTAATTCGATACATCGCTTCCTACATTTCCACCAATAGTAAGTCCCTCAAACTTGGATTTAGCGAACCATTTGTATGCGTAATAACTCGCAAGTGCAAAAATCACGACAAGTGTGATGACTAGAACGTGGCGTTTGAAAGGTTTGATCAAATCTACGTAGAGCGTGTTAATAATTTTTTGCATTCTATATATTCTCTGTATATTTTTATCCGTTTCGTTCCGCAGACTACACGAAGACATCGATAGAGTATCGGTGTAAAACGTTTTTGTATTTTTTCATATCAGTCTATACTATACAGAAGAAAGTGAAATACGACATGAGAAACAAAACATCTAAACTACGAAAAACACCGACCACAAAAAAAAACAGAGTATATACACGTAGACACTATGAAAGTAATGATGGAATGCTTACCACGGTGTGGGGACCCAGCACATGGCATTTGCTACACACCATGAGCTTTAACTATCCCGTGAAACCGACGTGTGATGAGAAGCGCGAATATCGCGAGTTCGTGTTGAAATTACAGTACGTGTTGCCTTGTGGAAAATGTCGCAAAAATCTGCGTAAAAATTTTGAAAAACTCCCTTTGTTGTGGAAACACATGGCGACCCGTTCTACCTTTTCCAAATACATCTACAAATTGCACGAACTTGTGAATACGATGTTACACAAGACTTCGGGGTTGTCGTACAATGATGTGCGTGAACGATATGAACATTTTCGGTCAAGATGTTCTTTGTCTACAGGTGGAGAAAAACTCGTAAACGTTGACGAAAAGCAATCGAAAGAACCATTGAAAGAAAAATCGAAGGCAAAAGAAGACGGCTGCACAGAACCCATCTATGGCGAAAAGTCAAAATGTGTTCTACAAATCGTTCCACAGAAAACCAAATGCGATACGTTTCAGATGGATGAAAAATGCATCAAACAATTGAAACCTTCATCGACATAAATAAACACATTTCCGTAGACAAATGTGGACAGAGAGAGTAAAATATATATCGCAAAGAATATATAGAATGTCAGAAGATCCGAATGAAATTGAACATATACAAAAGGAAGGTTTAGACGATTATCATGAAGACGCCGTTCCAACAAAACCAAAACCGAGTGTTCCTACGACAATGGGCGTATTAAAAAAGAAAAATGTCCCCTTTTGGTCAGACAATCCGAATATATTATTTCAACAACCCTATGTGCTCGAATTTTTTCCCGTAAACGGAATGACATTTGAGCAAAAATTAAACGCACTCACGCGAACGGTAATCGTTCTCACAGTATTGACATTTGTATACACACGCAACACCCGAGTGTTGGCAGTATCTGCAGTGACGGTTCTCGCCATTTATTTGTTGTTCTACCACAAAAACCTGAGCAAGGAAAATTTCGTAGAAGGCGGGCGTCATGTTCGGTTCAATGATTATATCGAGGGGTTTTCGACGGATGTCAATGGAGTTTCGACCAAGGTTCCCAGTTTAGATAAAAACGGTCTTGCCGTTCCATCGGATCTGTACGATCTTCCGGTTTCGTCCCACAATCCTATGGGAAATGTATTGCTCACCGACTATGATTACAACCCAGAGAAAAAACCCGCCCCGCCATCTTATACAGAAGCAACGGGGAAAGACATTTTGAAACAAGCCAAAGAAATGGTTGTAAAGTCCAATCCGGGTCAACCTGACATTGCAAATAAATTATTTAGCGATTTAGGAGATGAGTTGAATTTTGAGCAATCTATGAGACCCTTTTATTCTACGGCAAGCACCACCATTCCCAATGATCAAAACGCGTTTGCCGATTTCTGTTATGGTAGTATGATATCCTGCAAAGAGGGAAATATGTTTGCGTGTGCCAGAAATAATGGGGCAAGATACAACAATTATTGATATCAACACCTTCGTGTTATATTTCTTTCTACACAGAAAATATAACATATTATATTAAAGGCCATGTCCACAGTCAAAGATTATACATTTTATAACTTGGATCGTATTGAGGACGATTCTACTTGCGAAAGTCAGCGTTCTATGCAAAATTCACGTTTTGCTACCTATACCACGTCGAACTTTTTCAATGAATTTTCTTCGGACATGCAAGTCAAATTCGCTACGTCACAACCCGGTATCGTCCAGAATGGTGTGAACGGTGGAAGCGGGGTCGGCAGTGCCCAAGTCGACGCCGACAGTTTTTTGCATTTGAAAACCGAACAAGAACGCAATTTAGGAAGACTACAGTTGATGCAACGCACTTTTGCGAGTGTGCCTTATTTAGGCAAAGGTTCTTGTGACCCTCTGTTGGAGTCTCAACTCTTGACAGGAGAGGCCGTTGCCGATAAAAAGAGTGTGGCCACGATCATGTCCCAAAGTTTCATGGGATACTCTCTTTATCCCACCAGCGACAAAATGAACGAGCGCGTTACCGATCCCAAATACAAGGTCGAGGAGGTTGCTTTAGATGGTTGGGTTCGCGGTGGTGATGCTACACGTATTCGCGGTGATATTATATATGAGAGCCAAACGTCTCGCCCACAAAACGGTTTACTATAAAGATAAATACAACTCCAAGAAATAAATATAAAACAACACAGGTTTTGTATTTATTCGACACAGTCTATCCTGTTCTATGAATTCAGATGCCAAAACCAAGGATACGGTGTCCGTAGAAGAAAAAACGCCCTATGACTACACCTATACCATCGCCTACAACAATGATTTTGAATATCGAGCGTGTTTACGCAAGTTATTTTGTATGATACTTCCTACCGATACTGACGCGACGATTGACGATGACATCGATGAAGTTACACGGGATGAATTGAACTTTGACCAAGCGGCCTGTGATACATCGATGACGTTTGTGTACGATAAAACCATCCATCATCCATTATTTCAACGACTATATGACACGAGTGCGGCGTTTATGATATCTACGGATCGTTCCATAGGACTATCCGTTCTATTTTCTTACGATTATTTGAAGCTATTCCACAATTGTTTGAACGCTTTTTTTGTGAACCCCGAAACGTTTGATGAAAACTCTCCAGCTTTTACACGTTTGTGGAAGAAATTGACGTAGATGCGATATGATATTTTATGTTCTTATAGTACAATAGTATTGTTTTTTCATAAATACAAAAATGGCATCGACACGTAGTTTAAACACGCGAGGTAACTATCATTTAGAACAATGGTCCAACGGTAAACTTTCATCGTATAACACATTTGTGCCTTTTGCAGTGTCCGATAAGACCTATCTTGCAGGGGACGGTCTTACTTCGGGTCAACTTCCGGACACACAACTTGCTGAAAATCCGAAAGATATCGAGTCGTTTTTGTTCGGGATTGGAGCAAACAATATGGTAGCCCCCAAAGCTCCTGTTGAACCTCGTTTGAAGACGTTACAAGAACTTACATTTATGGATCGTCGCGTTCCGCTGATCATGCCTGAGAAATTCACGGTTCAATCTGACCAGCGTCCTTTTTTGATGAGATAAGCTTTGCGACTGGACAAGCTTTGCGACTGGACAAACTTTGCGACTGGACAAGCTTTGCGACTGGACAAGTTTTACGATAAGCAAGCGTTGCGACAAGTTTTACGATAAGCGTCGCAAATTCATTGATAAGAACCAAAATGGTTATTATCAACGCGCACAATTTGATTGCGATGGATCTAGTTGAACTTGACAATAATCTTCACATTTTCTTTTTTGATACATTTACATGCCGATACGGAAAGTTCTTCTCTCTTCTTACGCGTTTTTCCATTATCCCCTACGATAGAAATCACGGTATTTTCCAACACATCTAGTTCATTGTCACTACTTCTGTTCTCTTCTCGGTTCTCTCCACTCGTTCTACGTTTCGAAATACTATTTCGTTCGTTCATATCGCTTTCAATCGATGCATAATTTTCATCGATATACTCCAAAATTTCATTTTCGATCGCCCATTTGAAAAAGTTGAGTTGTCCGATTGTTGTCTCCATATAATTTTCATTGTCATAGGGAATGGTGATACGGTCCCATCGACAAAAAGGATCGAACCGTTTCTTCGAATACGCCTTCAATTTCAGTTTGTAATCGTTATATACCTTGAAACGCGACACATTTTTTGCCTCTTGATCATACACCGTGTAATATTTTTTGGCATAATTTGTCACGAACCAATCTACAATTCTCAACGATATTTTAGTTTCACCGTTGATAATCACCATCATCTTTTTCAAATTTTCGCGATTTTTGTAAAAGTCCATCAAGTTGTTCATTAGCAGTTCATTTTGCGTATTGAGTGTACTAGATTGGTAACTACGTACTGACATGTTATATGAGAACTAGGATATAGGAAACAGTTTTCATTTTTTTATATGTTTTCTTAACTAAAAGTTAAACATCCATTTTCACAAATCCGCCCATGATATCGGATTTGCCATCTTGTTGCTTTCCTAATTTGGGTTCAAATATGAACCAATTGGATACAGGTTGCAACTTTTGCCAATATTGATCTACGCAATATGGTCTGCCTTTGTCCCCAGCAACTCCGTCATAATTCTCCTGTAATAATTCAAGACCCGTTTTGAAATTGTCCAACAATGTGGGGGCAAATTTTTTTGATACCATAAATCCAGATGTCGTTTGAGCAGCGCTCACTTTTTTCAAAAAAGGATACTGTGTTTTATCCGTATATATTTCATTCGCAGATATCATACACACGTCATAATCGACATTGCTGTCAAAAAATTGTCGAAACGCGTTTTTAATAAAATTGGCATCGTGAACAAACTCAAAATCGTCTTCAAACACAATACAATGTTCATAGTCGCTTTGTAAAAACGTCTCCATAGTTTTTACGTGGCTCATACTACATCCAATGTCGCCCTCTTTTTTTTTGTAGACTGCAGAAATTCTTGTAATTTTGTTCGGATCTATTCCAGCTTTTTCCATTTGTTCTAAAAATTGTTGTTTGCGATCTTCGCGGTGATCTAAGTTGATGTAGTATATGACAATATTTTGAGTATTTATCGGATGATCTAAATCAAATCCGTCAAATAGCGTACTCTTGAAATAACGAAATCCTAGAAATATTGCGATAACAATAACAAGGACAATAATAATTTGTGTAAAGTTACCCCCCTTTTTGGAAAATTTCATAGTATATTTTATGTGTATAATATAAAATAAACCCAATTTATAATATGAAACACAAAACGTTTGTAAACATTATAACAATATTTATTTTAGTTTGTGTAATCTATGCTACATTATTTGATACTCGAGCCGAACATTTTGACGATCAACATAAAAAAATTGCCTTTTTATTTTTGATTGATGACAATATTAATCAAGAAAATGTATGGAACGAATTTTTCAAAAATGTAGATACGACGAAATACAATATTTACATTCACAACAAAAATCCAACCACCTTGAAATATTATGAAGACAAAAAAATACCGTCTGGTCAAATTATTCAAGATACACATTGGGGGATGTCATCGTTGGTCAATGCTATGAACTCGTTATTTAAATATGCTTACGAAAACGATGAAAACAATTACAAGTTTATATTAGTTAGCCAGTCGTGCATTCCATTGAAGTCTTTTGATTTCATTTACAATGAATTGACATTGAACAATAAAGGTAGAATGGACATGGTAAAAAACCCAAATTTGAACTCCTTAGAACTGAAACATGTAGAAAAAGAAGATGCAGGAAAAGCGTCTCAATGGATAATATTGAACAGAACGGCCGTTGAAATATTAGCATATCAACATACCAATTTTGTGAAATCGATTTTTGTCAACTCCGACAAATTTCTAAAAGAACACGGAGCAATACATAGCGGTGCACCAGATGAGTTGTATTATATGACATTTAGTAATATTTTCAACATTGAAGATGAATTTGAATATAAAACGACCACTCTCACGCAATTCATAGATGACGTGTTAGGAAAAGAAGAAATATCTTCATCTGAAATAGATAATTTGTACAAATCCGAATATTTATTCGGTAGAAAAATTTCCACGAACTGCAACGTGAAAAAAAATGATGAACTCGTTCCTTTTTATGAATATACAACACAGTTTTTCAATCCAATTGCATGAACGGTTCGGTGCACATGTATTCTTTAACGAAATCTGTCGTTGATTTTTACACTTTATACAGTGTAAAAATTACTAGTTAACTATGTTTACAATAAAAACAAACAAACAAAAATTATGCATTTAGTTGGAGTAAGCGACGCCAGCCATGCCACTCATCACGCGGAGGACGTTGTAGTTGACGGCGTAGACGCGAACCTTGGCCGTGGCAGTGCCGGTAACGGTGCCCGAGGAAAGAACAAGCTGAAGAGTAGCATTGTCAATGCGGGAGAAGTTGCAGCTGCCAGAGGGCTGGTGCTCCTCGGGGCGAAGAGCAAAGGAGTAGACGTTGATACCGCAGTCGGGAGCACGGGTGTGGTGCTGGTAGGGCTGGACAACATCGAAGTAGGAGCCCTCACGCTCAGAGAAGCGGTCCTGACCGTTGAGCTGGAGCTTGGCAGTCACGACGGGGTTCTCACCCCAGCAGTGCATGTCAAGGGCGGTCTCGGCAAGAACGAACGTGCCAGCATCGGAGAGGGCAGAGCCTGTGACGTCGGCGGGGTCGAAGCCGGGGTAAGCACCCGTGCCCCATTGGTCGTTGGAGGTATTGCCGTCGTAGCCGGCGGCATCAATCGCGCCGGCACTCTCGAAGAGACCAGCGGATGTGATGAAGGCACCCGAGCCAGAGGTCTCGGCGGGGCCACCAAAGGCGTGGATGGCGTTGGGGAGAGCATCGATGGCATCGGTGTAGTTGAAGGGCTGGGCACCAAGCGTCTTGTAAAGGGTCATGCCACCCTCGAGGGAGGAGCAGTAATCCACGTTGGCATCGGGCTGGACAACCCAGATAAGCTCCTTGCAGGGGTGGTTGAAGTTGAGCTTGATCTTGTTGGAGGAGGAGCCGACGGACTCGTCACCCGTGAACTGGAGCTGCTCAATGAGGTACTCGTGGGGGTTCTGGGCCATCTTTCTGCGCTCATCAGTGTCAAGGAAGATGTAGTCAATGTAGAGGGAGGCGGCAACAAGGGACTGCTGGTAGGCCATGGACACGGACTGGGTGCCAGAGGTGCCGGCAAGGCTCTTCACAGCCCAGAGGCACTCACCAATGGGGCGGAAATCAATGTTGATCTTGACCTCGTGGTACTGGAGCGCGATGAGAGGGAGCGCAAGGCCGGGGTTGCGGCAGAACCAGAAGAGAAGGGGGATGTAGAGGGTGGTCTCGGGGAGGGCGTTGCGGGGGGCGCACACCTGCTGAGGGCCACCGGAAGCGGCACAAGGGCCAGAGACGTTGGCGAAGTTGGGATCCGTGATGTAGGTAAGCTGGGTGGTGTTACCGATCATCTTGAAGTAACCACGCTGCTGCTCGGCAGACATCGTGAGCTGGTTCCACACGTGCATCCAATCACCATACTGGCGGTCGATGCGCTGGCCACCAATCTCAACCTCAACCTGAGCAATGAGCTGCTCACCGATGAAGTCTAACCAACGGGCATAGACACCGTCGGAACCCGTGGCGGGCTTCATGGACTGATTGATCTCGGGGAGAGTCACCTGAAGGTAGGTGCGGTAGCACAAATCACCGTTGCGGGAGATGGTGCAGGTCACGCGGCGACCAAAATCGGCTTGGCCAGAGAAGGTCTGCTCAATGCTCTCCATAGCAAAGTTGGTATGGCGGCGGTAGGAAACCTTCCAGAAAGTGATCTCGGGAGTACCCGTGAGAAAGACGTCTTGTGCGCCGTAGGCGACGAGTTGCATAAGAGCTCCACCCATGGTTGTGCTTTATATCTTTGCTACAGAAAATAATTTTGAGAAAACATGAATTATTCTATAAATTTATGTTTTAGATTTTCAACAGCAAGAAAATCGCTAAAGTGTCGCTACATATTATCGTCATAAAATAATTCGGTGTTGAAAATTAGGAATATCTTAACGATAGAATAGGAATAGCAAAGATGTTGTCAATATGGCTAAACATTTCCGTTTCTTTTGCGGGGGTTTGGGAGATTTCATCTTTTTTACTTTTATCGAAAAAAACAAACCAATCAAACGATTTTGTATTTCTTTGTTTTGCGATATTCTTTGTCTCCGATTTTGATGGCATGGTCGTTCGAATACAATTCTCGTCCATGATGTTTCAACACAAACCGAATGATACTCAAATAGGCGCGCTTACATTCACGATGGTTCAAACCAATGCAACTGCTCGCTGGATAGTATTTTCGAATGTCATCGGACAGTCCCACAATCCGATGTTGTATTTCTGTATTCTCCGATAAATCCGTGAGTAAAAATGTCAAGTCTCCGTTGAAATTCAAAATTTCAAGTAACTGTTCTAGTATTTTGTTCTGTTCGGATACGTATTTTACATTTTTTTTTATATCTGGCATCGATGTTTTGTATTTTGTACTCTTTTTTTCAAAAAACTTTATATTGGTTGATTGAGATTACACAAATATTTGCCAAAATGCGAATATTTGTACGAATTTACGTGCCTAATGTGTAATTTTATTTTGTTCCCATCGTTGGTGTTTGTGTAGGTTTCGATGTCAAAATCGGTTGTAAGGTTGCTATAGGCATTTGTGTAGGCATCTGTGTAAGCATCTGCGTAGGCATTTGTGTAGACGTCTTTGTAGGCGTTTGTGTAGGCATCTGTGTAGGCATCTGTGTAGGCATCTGTGTAAGCATTTGTGTAGGCATCTGTGTAGGCATCTGTGTAGGCATTTGTGTAGGCATCTGTGTTAAAATCGAGTTTAATGCTTGATACGGCGTTTGTGTTGGAAGTGGTAATAGTGGCGTAGAAAATACACTTGCTGATGGTTGACTAAGTGTTGGAAGTATATTGCTGGATTGCACCAAAGAAGGGTCTATACTTGTTGGTAAATTTACTGGGGGATTTGTAAAATACTGTTGAATATCTGCGAGTTGTTGAGCGATTTGAGAACTAGTTATATCGGGTAGGGGAGTTGACAATTCAATACTGCTCATATCTGGAATTATACCATCATCTTGATTTTCGGTATTACCTTGATTTTCGGTGTCATCTAGGTTTTCGGTGTCGTCTTGATTTTCGGTGTCATCTTGATTTTCAGTGTCATCTTGATTTTCGGTGTCATCTGGGTTTTCGGTGTCGTCTTGATTTTCGGTGTCGTCTGGGTTTTCGGTGTCATCTTGATTTTCAGTGTCATCTTGATTTTCAGTGTCATCTTGATTTTCAGTGTCGTCTTGATTTTCGGTGTCATCTGGGTTTTCGGTGTCGTCTTGGTTTTCAGTCTCATCACTAAAATCAGCAGAAGAGGGTGTATAATAAATTACGGGAGTTTGTGTTGGCTCTAACACTTGAGGTTCTGGTTCTGGTGCAGGTGCAGGTGCAGGTGCCGGTGCAGGTTCCGAATCGGGATAAACATATAACGGAGGAATTTCTCGCTCTGGTTCTGGTGCGTTTACATATGATGGCGTTTGGTCCACATTTACAGCTTCATTCGGTTTTGGTTCCTTCATTTCAATCACGGGTTGGGGATTTACGACATCGTCCGTTCGTTCAATGCTAATCCATTTTTTGTATTTCAAATGATTGATTACATCATTCAATGCTTGTTGTTCTGTCATGCCACGTATGATATCGTCCGTAAATCGCATCTGTGCTTCATAGTCTTCCGTTTTGGATACATACCCCTCGGAATTCATCGTTAGATGTTTCATTACTAAACACAACACATACACCGAAAGCACAAATAGTATACCATGAGCGCCCGCAATTGCGTATTTCGACCCGCCAATTGGTAATTTAAATACAACATTTGGACTAAATACCATAAATAACAAAATCACCAAACTGAAAAATACAATTGTCAACACCATTCTATATTATATATTACCTTACAAAATTGTTAGATACAAAATTGAAGTGAAATAAATAGAAGAACATATTGTAGAATAAAATGACACTCACACCTCTTGTAAAATGGAGTGGTGGTAAAGGTGACGAAATCAAAACTTTCGAAAAATATATTCCTACTCATTTCGATACCTATCTTGAACCCTTTGTCGGTGGAGGAGCACTATTCTTTCATTTGGCGCCTCAAAAAGCGGTCATTTCCGATGTTCACAAGGAATTGATTGATCTGTATTCCTCTATCAAGAATGGACACTCTACCGACATCCACGACTTCATGGCACAACATCCAAATACGGAAGAGGAATATTACAAAGTTCGCGACGACATTGTTATTCTGTCTCCTTTGGACAATGCAAAACGGTTCTATTATTTACGTAAAACATGTTATCGGGGTATGCTAAGATACAACAAAAAGGGGGGGTTCAACATTCCCTTTGGACGATACAAAACGGTCAACTCTTCGGATCTGCTAAACCCGAAGTATACGGAACTTCTTGAAAGAACCGAGGTCAAATTGGGAGGATATGAAACGATTTTCCAAGAATATAACGACCCTGATAATTTCATGTTCTTAGATCCTCCCTACGATAGTGAATTCACCGACTATGGATATTGCCAATTCGGAAAAGAGGAACATCGACAACTCGCGAAATGTTTCAAAGAGACCCAGATCAAATGTTTGATGGTCATCGGAAAAACCGACTTTATCGTAGATCTATATCGGGACTATATTGTGGAAGAATATCCGAAAAAGTATAGGTTCAAGTTGCACTCGGGTCGGGTTGGTGACGAAATAAACACTATTCATTTGGTCATCAAAAATTATTGAGGTGTAATCAACTATCGTTCAAAATACTCGTATCAAAATTCGATTTTACGAACTTTTCTAAATAATTTTCACAAAACACTTCGCGTTTTCCTTCGTGTTTCTTTGTAAAAATGTAACTTTCTTCTATTTTTTTGACGGACCAACCTTTTTCGAGGGCATTCATGATAAAAATCATTTTTTTGATTTGGGTTTTACTCATACTTGTTTGCATTGGCGAGTCAACAAATATGGGTATCTGTTGTTGGTCAGACATGATTACTACTTCGTTTCTACTATACATGGTTCCTACGAAGATAAAATGAACATTTTTCCGTATTTTCATTACAAATGGCATAAATAATCGTAATGTATGTGTTATATACATAGTTCTATGGCACAGAATATCAACATCTTCATTGTGTATCACAAAATATTGAATGAAAAATACATGTTCAACGAGTACAATGAGAACGTTGACACAGACTATATTCAAAACACGTTTGTATACTATGGCGTAAATGAAATTTTTACTAAATCCATCATCAATCCCAAATACCACTGTAAACAAATCTTGGAATACGAACTTTCGCGATATGATCCATTTTTGCAAAAACGAGGGTTCATGGAAACTTCAGCGTACTTACATGTGTATCACAACGGTTTGTACAAAGACCTCGATTTCGTTGGGTTTTGTCAATATGACATGACCCATAAAGATCGATATGAAAACATGGACCCCAATACGATTTATTTGTTAAAACCCCCCAGTCCGATCGTTGAGTGTGGAAAATGGCATCCTCATATGTATTCAGGTTTGAGGAATATCGATTATTTACTACAACATTACAATCAACATTTCAAGACAGAATTTATCATGGCGTCCTTGGAAGGATTGCCGTTTTCATTGTGGCAGACCAATATTTATCCGGTTCGAATTTATGAAAAGTTGTGTTCGTGGTTGGATATACTCGTAAAAGATGTGTATCCGTGGTCGGTGGAACCGCCGTATGAAACACATTGGGGCGTGATTGGTGGATACATCGAACGTGCTATCAGCTTGTTCAATGCCTTGGAAATTATTCAGGGATGTGCTTTTGCAGAATTGACGATCGAACATTATGAAATTTGTGAAAAACATCAGTATTCACATCGGGGGTTTTTGAATTTTTTTGACAAGGACATTTCCACGCGATACATCGAAAATAAACCGTTGGATCATGATCATGATCATCATACTTTACAACATGTGAAACAAATAGAACAAATGAGTGACAGTTTATTCAAGGCAACTGACAAATTGAGTTCTTCTTTCAAAAATACACTGGGGGCACCTTTTATAAAAAATGGTGAATTGTATTCTGTATACAGTTACGATCCTTTGATCATTTTGAAACACGATTCGAAAAAAGGTTGTGAGGTGGTATTTTGTCAAGATCACTCGGTTTCTTCTCTTTTTTCATTTCAGTTTGAAAATGAGATATCAACTACGTGTTTGAAAAGTGGGAGTAACTTGGTTCATTATCGCGATGGACTATATGTTGGCGGATGCTATTCGCAGACAACATTGGGTACAACAGTGGGTACAACGGAACCAAACAAAACCTTCTATTTTACACATATTGTCCTATTGGATGTAATCCAGTGGCGGATCGTTTATTTGTCCAAACCCATCGCCTATGTATATCCCAACAACGATTTGGAAACCTTGGAAAAAGCGTCTATTTTGATGCAAACAAAAACCGGTGTAAACTGTGTTCAAATCCCGATTTCTATTCAAACCACGGACAACGTAGATACATATTTGGTCAATGTAAATGTAGAAGATAAAAACACTTTAGTATATGAGATTAAAATTGGGTCACCGATTTCTTTGTTTACGGATCAACAAGAAGTTGGATTTTGGAACAATCGCGGAAATTTACGCGATTGGGTTGCAGATCTTTAGCTCTAGTTCTTACTCTTTTGACTTTCTGCGTTTTCGTGGAAAACAAAGAAACAAAAACACACAAATAAAACATTTTCGAAACAAATCAAATAAACATTCAAATTTAGTCCATCGTATAGAAAGGTATACGATGGCCTCACAAGCGGCAAAAAAGTTACAACAAAAACCAGTAACTTCTCTCGATGAAAAACACACCGAAATGCTGAACCAATTTCACGAAATCGAAACCGACCGCATTCCACAATTGTTCAAAGACATTGAAAACTTGAAAATCCAAATCAAATCACTCGAACCTACACAAATCGAACTGTTTTTGGACATCAAAGACCAAATCGCACAAAAACGGTCCCAAATCAAATCCCTTCAATCGCAAAAGAAACGATATTTGTTGGACAATTCCAAGTATATTTTCGACTATTTTGAACAAAAGAAACAAATTTCTTCGGGAGAACCTGCACAAAACATCAATGTCTTACATTCCTTTTTCAAAGTCCGTTCCAAAAATCCAGATCGTGAAGACCCTGACAAATACGTTCAATCCAAGAAATTGTACCAAGAATATTGGAAAAATGTGAACAACGAGTTTATCAACCCCCATGACTATATTATGTCATCGGACGTGTGTCAAAGTTGCCACAAAGGCGAATTGGTCCCCCAAGATGAAGAAGGCATTTTGATTTGTAATAATATCGAATGTGGTAAGTTTATTCCATACGTTGTAGATAGTTCCAAGCCAAACAACAAAGAGCCACCGAACGAGGTGTCCTATACTGCATACATTCGTCTTAATCACTTCAAGGAAATTTTGTCACAGTTCCAAGCTAAGGAAACCACACAAATCCCCGATGAAGTCATTGAGGCCATCAAGGGACGTATCAAAAAAGAACGTATCCAAGATATGTCCCTTATCAATTATGACAAAATGCGTGAAATCTTGAGAAAACTGGGGTTGAACAAATACTTTGAACATATTCAGTATATCAACTCTCTCTTTGGCATCAAACCGCCCATTATGAGCGAAGAATTACATGAAACGTTGTGTGTGCTTTTTATCGAAATTCAAAAACCATGGGCAATGCATTGTCCGCCGAATAGAACCAACTTTTTCAATTACACATATACGCTTCATCAGCTGTGTGTTTTATTAGATCAAACCCAATATTTACCATATATTCCGATGATGAAAGATCGCGACAAACAGTTGGAGCAGGATATGATATGGAAACTCGTTTCCAAAGAACTGGACTGGGAATTTTTCCCTACCATATGAAGAAATCACAATAATCATGAATAGCAACATATAAAACCGGCGTTTTATATGTTGAAATGTGTAAAACGTTTACAAGAAATAGAAAACGTTAAATATGCACCCCTTCCACAAAATTTTGTCGAAAACATCGCTCATGATAGTTGCACTCCGACCAGTCGCCTGATTTACTATGTCCTTCTTCCACGGCCAACAGAGGATAAATCATCGCTCTATTTCCTCGCTTTGTCAAAATCCAATCCGGATTGTAAGGATATTTACTTTCACCCACCTCGGGTTCTCTTGTGATATATTCAGGTGGATAAGTGGCCAACAAATGTTCGGCATTTTTCCTAGAAATCATGTACATTTGGGACCCCCACAAATCTTCAGGGAATTTGGTATATTGATATTTCTCCGTTCGAAACCGTCGTTCATAATGATAATTGGTATCTGGATCGACGTAGTAAGGGATCAATGCTCCCATCAGCAAAACATCCAATTTCAAGTGATGAAACGACGACACAATTTCAGGGAAATGTAGTTTGATCCGATTGGATATTAGAATGTCGTCCTCACAAACAATACATTGGTTCGCAGTCGTTTCGTTCAAGAAATGTCGCAAACTATCCAAGTGTTGCAACATGATGGACGATGTTCGCCGACCTTTTTCACACAATCCAAGGTTTTCCAATCTCGGATCCGATGAAAACACCGCGGGTGTAAAATACGGAGAAATGCCAATCGTCTCAAACCGTTTTGTCATTTTGGCCTTACGATCTTCATCTTGGAAATTCACTACATAGACTGGTGTATGCCAGACCATGGTTGCCTCGCGGTAGGCTTGCAAGGAACGTTCCAAAGGACCCTTATCCTCGTTTAACAACAGATCGGTAAGATCCTTCGAAAATTGTTCCGAACTTTCTCTCGGCAAAAGAGATGGCAAACTGTCAATGGCGATAATATCCACGTGACCGACCGTCAATACTGGATTTTCCCATGTTGTAACTTGATTGTACAGTGTATGAAACGGATGGTTCGATTTCGTCGCATCACAACTGATATCAACCAAGACGACTTTACTGTCTTTTCTCGACAAATCCCATGTTTCAGAAAAATCGGGATCGAGTAAAATGCAATTGTAGATCAAATCATACTCTGACAGCGAAGTTTTTTCATGAAAACGCTCAAAAACATCGTATTCTATTTCGAAGTTGTCCATGATGGTTCGAACACCTACTCCGCAACGTCCATTTCCTCCAATAATCGCGATTTTGATCTTTGAAAACATTTCTGTAGACGCACACTCTGCGACTTTGGACAAATATTCTGTTCGATTTGCAAAGACGGGTAGATCCGATATATCGCAACCCTGTGTGAGTTTCGTGAAATATTGCAGAATACCCAATCCACCACCCACAAAACCGGCGTATTCGCCAAACGCGACTTGTCGTTTTCCATCCGAGTTGGTCATGTATTCCAAATCATAAAATGTCGCCTCTTTTTCCCATAGATTACGTAACAGTTGTTCGTATCCCAATTGTTTGCGAAATGTATGTGAAAAAAACAAATGTTTCATTTTAGTTGACGCATTTTCTAAATCTCGGAGATGCGGAGTTTTCAGTCCAAGAACAAAACAGTCTTTGAATATGGGAGCGGTCCATGGCTCTTGGACTATCTTTGCTCCTACCTCTATATATTCGTCGTCCGTAAACACTCTACAATTAAACGAAGAACTCTCGACGTAGACGGTGCACCCGTTTTCAATACACCGTTTTGCGTCGTTCGGTGTCAACGGGGTTCTTCGTTCAAATGCGTTCACTTCATTACGTAAATAAATAGACTTTGTTTGCATTGACTTGTATATGGATTGACTATACTTAATTTTTATGTAGTTAACACAATCAACATATAACAAATAAACAGTATGAGAAATAGGTTCGTTGTTTCAAAGACAAATTATAGTCAAAAATATATACGATGACAAGTTTTGTCGAGCTCAACAAAAAATCTTGTGCTGATAAGCACAAAATCTACGCCGAACAATACCAAAAATCCACTACATATTGGGGGCTAGGTATCGAAAATGAAGTGTATTTAGAATTTGAAAAACCATTTTTTGTTAAACGTTCTGATTTCAAAAACCATAAGAGTGAACGATACAGTGTAAACTATTTCAAAAATTACAAACCCGAATTTTTGGAAAAAGCAATACAAGAGACCATGGATGTTTTAGTCGATGTATCGACCCCTTCTCTCGCGGTTCCCATTTTAGTAAACGCCCATAGTTTTACTAAAACAGACATATTCAACGAACCCCAAACCCTATATGCAAGAGGAACTCCAAAAAATCCCCGTTTTTCTGGTAAAACGTGGATCCAAGTTCTCGCTGAAGAAGACCCGTTTTTCGAAGAGAATTTCTCAAAATCTTGGATGTTTGATGGAGATACGATAGAATTTGTAACACGAAGATTTTACAACACTACGTTGGACAATGTTGTCCAAGAATTGTCAAGTTCGAAGGTCGAATTTATTGAAAAACTCAACCATGTCATGAAAAAACACAACATTTTCCAAGAGTATTCTCCGATCCATGTCATGAAGAAAAACCACCCTTTTGTGTCTTATATGACAAATCTTGGAAATCTGGCCATGTTCAACAACGGAACTCTTCACTACAACATTACATTGCCCACCGCTCTTGATGAGAATAGCAAAATTGCCAACTGGAACTCTTTTGTAGAGACACACCGATCCGCCATTCGTGCAATCCAATGGATCGAACCCTTTCTTTTAGCGGTCTATGGCTCCCCTGATCCTTTTGTCAATTTCACGAAAAATTGCAAGGATCAAGTGTGCCATGCCTCGCAACGTTGTTCCATGTCACGCTATATTGGTATCGGCACCTTTGATACCGAGCAGATGACACGCGGTAAAATCTTGACCACAAAAATCGAAAATTTGAGTTGTGCGAAAGTAGAAGGATGGTGGTTCAACGAATACTATAAAGACAATGGGTACAACCGTCTCGATGAGATGGGCATGGACATCAACTTCAACAAAAATTTCAATCATGGCATCGAAATCCGCTTCTTGGATCATTTGACGGACGTAAATGACGTGAAACAATCGTTTGAATGCATCATCTATCTCATGGATCTTGTCATGGACAAACTCGCGAAAGGAGAAACTTTCGAGAACCCGATACAGTCTTCGTTATGGAACCGTGTGGTAGTTCAATCGATGAAACAGGGTCGCGAATATGTATTGTCGCAGGAGGAGCAGGATTTCTTCCTAAATCTGTGGGGGGAAACGAACCCGTTTACAAAATCCACAATTTCGGGTATCTTCGAAGAACTGTACAATCGCCTAAAGGAAAGGTATCACGGAAAAGGGGAGTTTTCAAAACTCGTTTTACCGAGAATTTCCGAAAATTCTCCTAAAGTTTCGGATCTTGGACAAAGGTACGACAATTCGGAAAAAGGGACGTCCAATATTCCAGAAATTCCCCAAAAGTCGGAGAATTCTCCTAAAGTTTCGGATCTTGGATCCTCCGTTGAAATTTTGAAGGTAGAAAAGGGTCCAATGAACGGTCCAAAAACAGAAATCACAACTTTTTTGCAAAATTCGATTTCCCAAAAAAATACGCGGACGGAACCTTTTTTGGGGGAAACTTCCACGAGTACATTTCAAATTTTGTCCAATACAAAGACCCTAAATTCCGTGAAATCGGAACTTGTTTCTAGTCAAAATGGCAATTCTGTGCAACCGTTTTTTCAACCTATTCAATCCAGATCTATTCCAAATCTACAACAGAGAGCTGTTCCGAATATGATGTCGAGACCCGTTGTACCAAATATGCAACAAAGAACTGCTCAAAATGTATCGAACCCAAATATGATGCCGAGACCCGTTGTGCCAAATATGCAACAAAGAACTGCTCAAAATGCGCCGAGACCTATTGTACCCAACATGCAACAAAGAACTGCTCAAAATGCGCCGAGACCCGTTGTTCCCAACATGCAACAGAGACCTTCTCAAAATGTCCCCAATCCAAATATGATGCCCAGACAGCTTACACCAAATACGCAACCTTCACAAACGAATTCGTCTCGTAATAAGAAGCAGTGTACGATTATGTGAAAACGACCTACATCTTTTGACGTGATAAGTTGACGCAATAAGTTGACGTAATAAGTTGACGTGATAAGAAACAAAAACCAATTTTGATAAGATATTTGAGACCAAATATCGTATCAAACCTTTTTAATGATAAACACTACTTATAGACCACCGGGGAAACCAACCAAGTTGGCGCCGATACCGAAACCAGCGCCGCCGCGGGCAGACGTAGCCATGGAAGGAACAAAGACGTCAAGGACGCTAAATGTCGCCGCCGCGGTCAACGCAATGATGGCAACCTCCTCGAGCTTGAGGGATTGTTTAGGGATAGCATAAGCAGCAATCGCAACCATTAAACCTTCAACGATGTACTTGATCGCACGTTTCACGAGCTCAGCAAAATCAAAACCAGCAGGCATTGCTAAAGTATATTATATTGTACGAAAAAAAACAAGGGAGGAAAAGTTGTTCTGCGTAAAAAACTTAAAAAATCATACTCAAAGAATAGTATACAAAGTAAATGTCTAGTTTTGAGAGAAAAACTACTTCTAAAGGAACCCCGAACCCGAAATACATTGATGTGTTAGATGAGGATGACTCTATCGCCGGTCAAAAATTCGTATGTATGTCTTTCTTGTCGCCCGAGAATATCCTAAAGAAGCGTGAAACATATTTGTTCGACGAGTTTGTGCAACAATGGGATTTTACGAAATCCATGACAAAATTCAACGACTTCCTTCATTTTTTGACATACAAGTACAACTTGAAGATCGAAAACGTGTTGGCCGATTTCAATGAATTTTCCAAGGAAGAGGAAATTCGCCTAAAAGAAAACACGGTAAGTGAAGATTACAAAACGTTTATGGACAAGAACGAAACACGATTGACGGAGAAATTCCAACGCGAGAATGCTTTCCAAACGTCGACGCGTGGTCTCAAAATTCGCGGTACTTACAGCACGCAGGAGGAGGCTGAACTCCGTTGCAAGAAATTGCGCGAAATGGACCCGAACCATGATATTTTCGTAGGTCCCGTCGGAATATGGGTTCCTTGGGACCCTGACGCATATAAGACGGGTCGTGTTGAGTTCATGGAGGAGGAACTCAACCAACTATACCACGAGAAGATCAAGAATGAGACCAAAGCCAAAGAAGAGTTCGACAAACGTATCAAAGATACAAAGAGAAAGGCAATTGAGGAGAATATCAAGTTGGCGGAGAAGTCGGGTAACGTCCTCACACAAACGCTCAACGAGGATGGCAATTTAATAGGCGTTCGTGAAACAGTGGATTTTGATGATCGAGACGCAGTTGATAATGATAAATCTACGCGAGCAGCAAATATTCGTAACGAGCTTCCATAAAACGAATAATTTTCAGACAACTTAGCATATATGAAGTCAAATATTCATTTGAACAAATATAAAAAAATTGCAAAATACAACATACTACACTTTATCAAAAAATAGTATATTGTATTCTATATACATCATGTCATTACGGAAACAAGCAGACTTAAATGCTCTGAGAAATACCTCTAACACAAGGGCAAGGGCTGCACTCCTTAGTTCATTCGAAATTTCCGACTGTGCTAATCGTCGCCCGATAGATTACATCCCTTATCCAGGGGAACCTGGATTTGCAGGTTGGACTGGACCAACTGGTCCTCCTGGAGGTGGAGGTGGAGGTGGAACTGGATCTTTAGGCGGAACAGGAGATACAGGTCCAACTGGATTTGGTACTACAGGTGCAACCGGAGCCACTGGTTCTGGATCACCCGGTCCAGCAACATTTACTTTATATACACGTAATGATACACCATCTGGAGCAATAAATTTTCCAACAGCGAATACCGTACAGCAAATTAACACAAATGGTAATTATTCGTATGTTTTAACAAGAGAAGCTTATTTATCGAATTATTTGACATTTAATATCGCGAGTTACACTTATTTGGGTTATGGGTTAGCAGCTGGTGTAAGTATTGGCGGTAATAATTCATTTCCAGATTATGGATTTATATTTACACAAACTGGACCGAATAAATATTTTCAATTGTGTGTATCTAGTTCTGGAACAACGTATGGACCCATTACTCAATTCAATTCCACCGACGTGTTCACTATTATAGTTAGAAACGATTACGTTTGTTTTTATAATAATGGATTGCCACTTTACCCAGAAACCACAATTACGAATGGATTACCGAATCAACCTTATTTTGCGTTTTTTAAAACATACGGAAGTGGAGATTTGATTAAAAACATTGCGTTCGGACCATTTTTGTATGGAACTACAGGAACAACGGGAAATACGGGTTCTACGGGTTCCACCGGTTCCACCGGTTCCACCGGTTCCACGGGCTCTACGGGCTCCACCGGTTCCACGGGTTCCACGGGTTCTACGGGTTCTACGGGTTCTACGGGTTCTACGGGTTCCACGGGTTCCACGGGTTCCACGGGTTCCACGGGTTCTACAGGATCTACGGGTTCTACGGGTTCGACTGGATCAACTGGTAGAACGGGTTCCACTGGACCGACCGGATCTACAGGCTCCACCGGTTCCACAGGTTCTACGGGTTCCACGGGTTCCACGGGTTCTACGGGTCCAACAGGACCGACCGGATCTACCGGCTCCACGGGTTCCACGGGTTCCACAGGGTCTACCGGCTCCACGGGTTCAACAGGACAAACAGGATCTACCGGCTCCACTGGTAACACAGGTAACACAGGTAACACAGGTAACACAGGACCCACGGGTTCTACGGGTTCTACGGGCTCTACGGGTTCTACGGGTTCCACAGGTAACACAGGTTCCACGGGATCCACGGGTTCCACGGGTAATACAGGAAATACAGGGCCAACTGGAATAGGATCGACCGGATCAACCGGTTCCACTGGATCAACTGGACAAACTGGATCCACCGGATCCACTGGTAACACAGGTTCCACAGGATCAACTGGACAAACAGGATCAACTGGACAAACAGGACAAACTGGATCTACGGGTTCAACCGGACAAACTGGATCTACGGGATCCACTGGACAAACAGGATCCACGGGACCTACAGGTTCCACAGGATCCACAGGTTCCACTGGACAAACGGGTTCCACTGGTTCCACGGGTTCTACGGGGTCAACCGGTGACATAGGTTCCACAGGTTCTACGGGATCAACCGGTGACATAGGTTCCACGGGTTCTACGGGTTCCACAGGTTCAATAGGTTCTACTGGATCAACAGGTTCTACTGGATCAACTGGCCAAACTGGATCAACGGGATCAACGGGTTCCACGGGATCAACTGGATCAATTGGCCCAACCGGATTTACAGGTTCGACAGGTGCCACTGGACAAACTGGATCAACTGGACAAACTGGATCAATTGGTCCAACGGGTTTTACGGGTCCCACGGGATCCACAGGTTCCACGGGATCTACAGGTTCCACTGGATCTACAGGTTCCACGGGGTCTACAGGTAGAACAGGTTCAACTGGGTCAACTGGAACAACTGGACCAGTTGGACCTACCGGTAATGTTGGATCCACAGGTTTTACGGGTTCCACGGGTTCCACGGGATCTACTGGATCTACTGGATCAATGGGCTCAACGGGTTCCACGGGATCGACGGGTAGAACCGGATCAACTGGGTCAACTGGACAAACTGGATCAACCGGATCAACTGGACAAACTGGATTAACCGGACCAACAGGTTCCACTGGATCAACTGGACCAACTGGACCAACTGGAGATGTTGGACCAACTGGATATACTGGAGATACTGGAAACACTGGAGACACTGGAGATACTGGAGACACTGGAGATACTGGAGACACTGGACATACTGGATCCACTGGACATACTGGATCCACTGGAAATACTGGATCCACTGGAAATACTGGAGACACTGGATCCACTGGAACAACTGGAAACACTGGATCCACGGGATCCATGGGAGACACGGGTTCAACTGGAGATACTGGAGATACTGGAGATACTGGAGATACTGGATCCACTGGAACAACTGGATCAACGGGACCAACCGGAACAACGGGGTCAACTGGTAGAACAGGATCGACTGGATCAACCGGAACGACTGGTTCAACTGGTGCAACTGGTAGAACTGGATCAACAGGATCAACTGGTAGAACTGGATCCACTGGGTCAACTGGATCAACTGGGTCAACTGGACCAACTGGAGAAATTGGATCCACCGGAGACACTGGTTCAACCGGATCAACTGGATCAACTGGGTCAACTGGGTCAACTGGAGATACTGGAGATACTGGAGATACTGGAGATACTGGAGATACTGGATCCACTGGATCCACTGGTTGCACAGGTTCAATTGGACCAACTGGTACTACAGGACTTACAGGTTCAACAGGTTCTACTGGATCAACCGGTTCCACGGGTTTAACAGGTTCTACCGGTTCTACTGGATCAACAGGTTCTACAGGGTCAACAGGTTCTACGGGGTCAACAGGTTCTACAGGGTCAACAGGTTCTACGGGGTCAACAGGTTCTACAGGTTCTACGGGATTAACTGGATCAACTGGATCAACAGGTGATACCGGTTCTACTGGATCAACAGGTTCTACGGGATCAACTGGAACAACAGGTTCTACGGGATCAACTGGATCAACAGGTTCTACGGGATCAACTGGATCAACTGGACAAACCGGTTCTACGGGTTCTACGGGGTCAACTGGACAAACCGGTTCCGTAGGTCCAACCGGATTAACAGGCTCTACTGGACCTACAGGTTCAACTGGATCAACTGGCTCAACTGGTGATACCGGTTCCACTGGATCCACTGGTGATACCGGTTCCACAGGTGATACTGGATCCACTGGACCTACTGGATCTACTGGAACAACTGGATCCACTGGATCCACTGGAACTACTGGCGATACTGGTTCCACAGGTGATACTGGTTCTACTGGTGATACCGGTTCCACAGGCGATACTGGTGATACTGGTTCCACCGGTGATACCGGTGATACTGGATCTACTGGTGATATTGGACCTACTGGTGATATTGGATCCACTGGACCTACTGGCGGCATTGGATCAACAGGTTCAACGGGATTAACCGGTTCCACGGGATCCACAGGACCTACTGGTGGAACAGGATCAACCGGTTCCACAGGATCCACAGGATCCACAGGTTCCACAGGTTCCACGGGATCCACGGGTTCCACAGGACCCACAGGATCCACAGGTTCTACGGGTTCTACGGGATCTACAGGAAATACTGGAAATACAGGTGCAACAGGCCCAACCGGTGTAATTGGACCAACAGGTGTTACAGGTTCCACTGGAAATACTGGTGCAACAGGTCCCACGGGTCAAATTGGTCCAACTGGTCTAGATGGAAGTGCAACAAATACTGGTGCGACAGGTATAACTGGTATTTTTGGTCCAGCATTGTTTACGTTGTATCAACAACCCTCGAGTGGTGGAACAATTCAGTTTACTTCAGCAAAATCTTTTACAAAAGCTTCTCTTGACACAAGTGGGTCAATTGTTTTAAGTAACCAAGGATTTTCAACAGCGTATTTAATATTTCAATTCAACAATAAAACTGCAAGATCTGTTACCAGTGTATTGTCTTCTGACAAAACGGGTGCAAGTTTAGCAACATCCTACGGATTTGTCACTTCGGCCACAGGATTTACTGTTGGATATATGATAAACAATGTTGTAACAGCAACTTCAGTTACTTATAGTGCATCCGATGAATTCAGTGTCATAATTGATCCTTCTTATGTGAACTGGTATAAAAATGGGTTGATTATTACTGGTTTTCCAGCATTGAATGCCACGTTATCGCCGACATACAATCCTTCTACTACAACATATTACACTTATTTTAAAGTTAGCAACAATGGATGTGGCGTTTCTGACGTTGTTTTTGCTCCATTCAGTAAATACTTGTATGGATTAACTGGTAATACTGGTGACACAGGTAATACAGGCGACACAGGTAATACCGGTAATACAGGTTCTACTGGATCTACAGGTAATACTGGCATTACTGGATCTACAGGTGCTACTGGCCCTACGGGATCTACTGGATCTACAGGTAATACTGGATCTACTGGATCTACTGGACCTAGTGGTAGTACTGGCTCTACTGGCCCTACGGGATCTACAGGCAATACTGGATCTACCGGTAATACTGGCCCTACTGGATCTACTGGTAGTACTGGTCCTATGGGATCTACAGGCAATACTGGATCTACCGGTAATACTGGCCCTACTGGATCTACTGGTAGTACTGGCCCTACTGGATCTACTGGTAATACTGGATCGACAGGATCGACAGGGTCTACGGGGTCTACAGGGACTACTGGTCCTACGGGATCTACAGGCAATACTGGATCGACAGGAACGACTGGGTCTACAGGGTCTACGGGATCTACTGGCCCTACTGGGTCTACGGGATCTACAGGCAATACTGGATCGACAGGAACGACTGGGTCTACAGGCAATACTGGATCGACAGGAGATACTGGATCCACTGGAGATACTGGATCCACTGGACTAACAGGTCCAACTGGAGTAGGGTCCACCGGTCCAACTGGCATAACGGGATCCACTGGACAGACTGGACGAACCGGTCCAACCGGAATAGGGTCTACTGGTCCAACCGGCATAACAGGCTCAACCGGACTTACTGGCGACACAGGATCCACCGGCGACACAGGATCGACGGGTGACACTGGCGACACTGGTGATACAGGATCCACTGGTGACACAGGATCCACTGGCGACACTGGTAGTACTGGTCCTACGGGATCTACAGGACCCACTGGAAAAACAGGATCCACCGGCGACACAGGATCTACGGGTTCTACAGGACACACAGGTATCACAGGATCCACAGGTATCACAGGACCTACCGGAAGCACAGGATACACTGGCGACACAGGTAGCACAGGATCTACGGGTTCTACTGGATCCACTGGCAACACGGGAACCACTGGCAACACAGGATCCACTGGCAACACAGGATCCACTGGCAATACCGGATCCACTGGCAGCACAGGATCCACTGGCAGCACAGGGTCCACTGGCAGCACAGGATCCACTGGCAACACAGGATCCACCGGCGACACAGGATCCACTGGCAACACCGGATCCACTGGCAGCACAGGATCCACTGGCAACACCGGATCCACTGGTAGCACAGGATCCACCGGCGACACAGGATCCACTGGTAACACAGGACCCACTGGTAACACAGGACCCACCGGTAACACAGGATCCACGGGTAACACAGGCTCCACGGGTAACACGGGATCCACTGGCAGCACAGGATCCACTGGCAGCACTGGAAAAACAGGACCTACTGGAATTACAGGTTCAACCGGTTCAACTGGAGTTACAGGTTCCACGGGTTCCACTGGGGCAACGGGACCTACTGGAATTACAGGTTCAACTGGTAAAACTGGATCCACCGGTTCAACTGGGACAACTGGACATTTTGGTCCCGCACTATTTACACTATACCAAATACCAGACAATATTTTCAGCAATTTATCTGGAACAACATTATTTTCCTCTGCAAATTCGTTTACGAAAACAACAAATGATATCTTTAACACAGTCGTCGTTAGTAAAGAAAGTTATAACACCGCGTATTTGAGTTTTCAAACTAACCCTCTTCCAGGTCAATCCATTATTGTTGCGTTGTCGGCTGACAAAACAGGAACTTCGACAGTTACATCCGCGGGGTTTTATATTTCAGACACCACAATCGATTGTTTTATTAATGATACAACATTGTCAGCAAACATATCATTCGTGTCTAGCGACGTTTTTACAGTTATAATTGACGCATCCTATATAAATTGGTACAAGAATGGGTTGATAATTGGTGATGGTATTACAAATGGGTATCCTCCATTAAATACACAAACGGTTACAACTTATGATCCTTTGAACTTGACATACTATGCATATTTCAACGTACAAACACAAAACGATGGCGCGTTTAATATCGTGTTCTCACCATTTTACCAATATTTATACGGTGCAACTGGTCCAACTGGAAAAACCGGTCCAACTGGAAAAACTGGTTCTACCGGATCAACCGGTTCCACTGGGTCGACAGGAAAAACCGGTTCTACTGGATCCACGGGACCAACTGGTCAAACGGGTTCCACCGGATCAACTGGACCAACTGGTCAAACGGGTTCCACTGGATCCACGGGACCAACGGGGTCAACAGGTTCCACCGGATCCACAGGATCCACGGGATCTACAGGGTCAACTGGATCAACTGGTTCCACAGGATCCACGGGGTCAACTGGGTCAACCGGATCAACCGGTTCCACTGGATCCACGGGTTCAACTGGATTAACTGGATCCACGGGTCCAACGGGAATAGGATCCACTGGTGCAACTGGAAGAACTGGATCCACTGGTGATACTGGATCCACGGGTCCAACGGGAATAGGATCCACTGGTGCAACTGGAAGAACTGGATCCACCGGAGATACTGGAAATACTGGATCAACGGGTCCAACGGGAATAGGATCAACTGGTGCTACTGGAATAACGGGAGATACTGGAAACACTGGAGATACTGGAAACACTGGATCGACTGGATCGACTGGATCCACGGGTTCAACTGGAAGAACTGGATCAACTGGATCCACTGGAAGAACTGGATCAACTGGATCCACTGGAAGAACTGGATCCACTGGTGATACTGGAGATACAGGATCCACTGGAGATACTGGAGATACAGGATCTACTGGTGATACAGGATCCACGGGATCCACGGGTTCAACGGGTTCATCTGGATCCACGGGATCAACTGGCCCAACTGGAAGAACCGGATCAACTGGATCAACCGGACGAACTGGACCAACTGGATCCACGGGAAGAACTGGATCCACGGGATCTACTGGAGATACAGGATCTACTGGTGATACTGGAGACACTGGCAATACAGGATCAATTGGACCTACAGGTCGTGATGGTTCTGCTACCAATACAGGTGCAACAGGTTCTACTGGGTCAACAGGTAGAACAGGTTCAACAGGTTCCACAGGTTCCACGGGTTCTACTGGTCCTACTGGATTAGGAACAACTGGACCAACTGGAACAACTGGATCCACTGGATCCACTGGAACAACTGGATCGACGGGATCCACGGGTCCTACTGGTTTCGGATCAACTGGATCCACTGGATCTACTGGATCTACTGGAAATACCGGATCAACTGGATCTACGGGGTCTACGGGTCCGACTGGAGTAGGATCCACTGGATCTACTGGATCTACGGGAGATACTGGATCAACTGGTCCCACTGGATCTACGGGGTCTACGGGTCCGACTGGAGTAGGATCCACCGGAGATACTGGATCTACTGGAGATACTGGATCCACGGGTGATACTGGATCCACTGGAGACACCGGAGACACTGGAGACACTGGAGACACTGGAGACACTGGAGACACTGGAGACACTGGATCAACTGGATCTACAGGTCCGACTGGAGTAGGATCCACCGGTCCAACTGGATCTACTGGATCCACCGGATCCACCGGAGACACTGGAGACACTGGAGACACTGGATCTACTGGAGATACTGGATCCACCGGATCCACCGGAGACACTGGAGACACTGGAGACACTGGATCTACAGGACCAACAGGTTCCACAGGTCCCACTGGTATCCAAGGTCACACGGGTCCAACTGGTATCTATGGTTCCACTGGTTCAAGCGGATCAACTGGATTAACTGGTTCAAGTGGATCAACCGGTCCCACAGGTATTCAAGGTGTCACGGGTCCAACTGGATCGATTAGTAATTTTGTGATTACAAATTCGACAGTAACTCTGGACGCGAGTAACATCATCCAGTTGCCGGATACCACATCCAACTTTTATTTCTTGGATATAACCAATTTCCCAAACGGAACACACATATATGGAATGCACGGAGGAACACATGGACGTAGAGTAACATTATTTTACAACATAAACACAGGTTCAGGAAATAATCCAGTTTTAACATTCTATAACCAGTATTACAACAATGGTACTAATTTTTATAATTCAAAAAATGCAAATACACCACTTAATTGGCAAGGTGCAATTTCGTTTGTATTTATCGGCAACGGTTACTTGAATGGTGGGGGTCCAGTTGGCGATTGGGCATTGATTTCAGTTACGTAAACATGTCAATGTGTAAATTGATAAAATAACAAAAATAGAAATTCATACTATGAGTTACACATAGTATGGATTAGCCCTTCGAATTCACTCCTCAGACGTTCACCCCTCAGATACTCACCCCTCAGATACTCACTCCTCAGATACTCACTCCTCAGATACTCACCCCTCAGATACTCACCCCTCAGATACTCACCCCTCAGATACTCACCACTTCGACCCGTTCGATTTTTTCACATTGATCGCTTGACCCGTGCGACGTTTACTTTTACTCGGATCATACTCTTCATCTTGATCATCGTCGCCCATTCCTTTGGAAATCTCCCAGAATTCTTTGGAACCCAATTTGAAATCGGGGCGCGACTCGGCTTTATACCAAAAGATTTGATCACTCAATTTATTGGATTTGGCATTGTTATTGATGACCAAACATTCGAAATTCTCCGTAGTCTGATCCATCACCGAGCAAAATGATTCGAATGTGGGAAACATGGAAGCATAATTCTCCCAAATTCGTTTACGATTGGTCATATAAGGTTCTCGCAGTATAAAAACGTAGTCTATGTTGGTTCTCAAGTTGGGGGGAATGCCTAAAGGATATTGCATCGTAATGATTAACATGACCTTCCAGTGACGACCGTTCATAAAGAGGAGTCGCATCATTTTATCACGGGCCCAAGTATTATCATACAGACAATCGTCCAAGATGACAAATGTGCGAGGATCGATCGTTGTTCTACGATACGTCTCCATTTCTTTGTTCATTTGTTTTAACACCACACGTTGGCGACGGAGAACTTTTTCAATCAACACAGTATTATATTCTTCGTGAATGAACAGTTTAGGAACATGTTTTGAATAAAATCCGTTTCCAGCTTCCGTTCCTGAAATTACGGTTCCAATGGGTATATCTTGGTGGTGAAATAGCAAATCGGCGACCAAAAAGGATTTCCCCGTGTCACGACGCCCTATCATCACAATCACCGGCCCTTTGTTTTCCTCGGGTTTGAATGTAATCCATCGCATATCAAATTTTTTCAAGTCCAGTGTCATTTAGGTGTTTTCGGTCTATTCTGTCTGTTATAGACAACCCTACCGATATTATTTTTTACAAATAACCGACGTATGTTCATCGGTATTGACCAAGGTGTAAGAACAAAAGCGTTTGTTCAATCCTAAATTTCTATTCCATAAGCATATATCGTTTTACATTTCTGTATATTACAATGAACCATGACAATACATCGATAACAACAACAACCACATCGAAATTTACAATTCATTACACAAAACCCAAGATGATTGATTTAGTAAATTTTTCAAAAAATACACCCACCTTCAAGAACAAATACAACCCGTTTGCTATTCAACAGCTTCAGCTCTATAACCCCATTTACAAAAAATTTTTCGAAATGAAATCCACCAATCACCATAAAATTGCACTAAACCATCCACTGCATGTGGTCGACGCGAACCATGTTGGCGACACGGAACATACCTGTGTCCAAGAGAAGCCCGTGTTCGTCAAGTATTCCCCCCTCTTGGACCCGTTTCGGTACATGATCGGAAAATACAATGTTCACGATCCAAGCATTCGCACCATGCCATCTTTGGATAGCACAGAGGAAACGGTGTTCTCCAAAATTTTATCCCCAAACAATGCTTCGTATGTGGATTGCTTCTTCAACTATTTATCGTGTTCCTTGTTACATAAACATGGATTTGTTCACGGTGTCGATTTTTACGGTTCCTATTTGGGTGTCCAAGAATGGTTTCGTGTTGCTGTAACTGACGATCTCGATTATTTACGCGGATCCAGTTTTTTTACCGAACATTCAGGAAAATCCGTTTCGTCGGATAAGAGTTCTTCGGAATTGTTTTACGTGGATTACCCCGATCAAGTCGACCCCGACGAAGAATTGAACGCCATTGGTGGATCACGCAGAAACAAACGGGCACTGCAATTTTTGGATGAAAAAGAGGGGGACGATTTACTGTTGGACGTGATTTCACTTACACACAATGATCAGGATGATGATAAAAATCAGTGTGAGGGTGAGGTGGATGAAGTTACAATGACTGGATTAAATACGAATATCCGCACAGAATTCGAAACGGTCTACACAAAAGAAACAAGAAGCATCATGGGGTCATCCTCTTCGTCTTCCCTTTCATCCTCTTCATCATCCACCTCGAATAGTGATTTGAATTACAGTTCAGACGATGATGACGAAGATGATGAAGAGGACAAAAATGACGGAGAAGACGAAGACGAAGAAGAGTGGGCGACAGATACCGATGAAACACCGAACTCTGACGAAGAGGAAGAGGAAGAAGACGAAGAACAAGAAGTATACGGGTATATACGAAACTTCCCTATTCAGATGATTTGCATGGAAAAATGCGACGGAACACTCGATGAACTTTTTGTAAGACAAGAGATGAATACAGAACTCTGTGCCTCCGTCTTATTTCAGGTGATCATGACTTTACTCTTTTACCAAAAAGCTTTCAAATTCACTCACAATGATTTACACACCAACAATATCATGTACAAAAACACCGACCAAGAATACTTGATTTACAAATTCCAAGACAAAGTGTACCGCGTTCCCACACATGGTAAAATATTCAAAATCATCGACTTTGGGCGCGGAATTTATCGATTTCAAAACCAGTTATTTTGCAGTGACAGTTTTGCAGCTGGCGGGGATGCACACACACAATACAATTTTGAACCCTTCATGAATTCCAACAAACCACGTTTGGAACCAAATTTCGGGTTTGACTTGTGTCGTCTGGGATCTTCGATCTTTGATTTTATCATGGATCTCGATTTGAAGTGCAAAGATATGGATCCTTTACAGGAAACGATACACCGTTGGTGTTCGGACGACAATGGAAAAAATGTCTTGTACAAAAAAAATGGCGAAGAACGGTATCCCAATTTCAAATTGTACAAAATGATCGCACGAACCTCTCACAAACATATTCCAGAGAACCAATTGGAATTTCCTTATTTCAAACAATTTTTGGTAAAAGAGGCTTTCGATAAGGGGGCAAACATTATGGACCTCGACAGTCTACCTTGTTACGTATAATGTATAACTTTACCTATGATACAATCATGTGTTTGAATACAAAAACACACGATTATATAGACCTACTAAAACGCAGGGGCGTCTGTGAATATTTGAGTAGCGGCGGGATTGAGGACCTTCGTTTCGGTGATGACATTGAAAAAATCGGAAATGTATCCATGAAACGCAAAATACAAATACGAACCCGTAACGGATGCCACGAGCACCACCAAGGCGTCACGAACCACGTCTTTCAATGGTTTTGTTTCCGTATTCAAAAATCGTGTTTCTACGAATTTACTCACGCAGAACAAAAGAGTAATGATAATGGCGATGATAAACGTTTGTTCCATTCGAATATACATTTCCGCGTATAATTTCATTCCTTTTGAAACGCATTTGATTTACATAGTTGGTAAGATTGAGACGAACCGCATCGCATCGCATCGCATCTAAAGAACCTCAAAATCCAACTCTGGCACGTCTGTATTTATAAGGGTAGGTTCTTTGTTGTCGATGTCCAAGAAATCCAATGCATCTAAAGCGACTAAATCCATATTGTCGGAGTGTATTTTGATACGGTCATCCTCATCATCTTCCTCTTCTTCCTCCGCTTGTCGCTGAAGTGCACGAGACACACTGATTTGCTCTAAACGTTCCAGTGTTTTCGGAGCATTCACCTTTTGCACAGTATTCGTTGGATCTAACACGGCATCCGTATCATTGAATGTCAATCGTGTGACCACTTTTTCATCGTCCATGTTGCGTATGGAGGGAACAACAGGAACAGACACCTCCTCCTGTTTCTCTTCTTCTACTGCCGAAGATGTGTCTGTTGCGGCACGATCGCCATCTGATGAATGATTTACGATCGCGTTTTCCAAGACGGGCTCTTTCATCGCTTCGACAAACACCTCTTCTTCTTGTTCGACACTTTCGTCCATGTAAGCACGAATGATCTCTTCGGTAGGGACACTTTCGCGGATGGTGGTCAGAATACATTCTTGGACAATCATTTCCAATTCTCTGGCATTTTTCTGAACTTGGAGAGGACTGATGTTCTTTTCAAAGAGATAGACGTTCATGTATACTTTTCTGGCCACGTGGATGTATACTTTATGAATGAAGGTGTCAAGTTTCGGAATGGATATGTCGATCTTCTTCTGTTTGTTCCCCACACGTATACACGTCAACACTTTGAGCTGAATAATATGGACACAACTAATTAAATCTTCTAAATAGTTACATCCCGAGCGTTCAATAATACGTTTTCTTTCTTCTTCGATGATCACCGCGTTCCATTTTGGAACACGAGACAACAAATTTTGAAACGTCATCAAATACTTGGCGAGTTCGTCCGTATCTGTGCAAATACGCCACGATTCGTTGAAAATCGATTTAATTCCTTCAATCACCAACGGGCTAAAGATGGAAACGAGACGGCTACACCATTCGTTTCTCGATTCGTGAAGATTGGATATGACAAAATCGTCCATGATTTTGTAATATGTGGATATAGGTTTGACAATCATTCTTACGCAACCTTAGATTTCCGGTTACTTTGTGTTTCCTGTTGTTTTGTGTTTCCGGTTGTTTTGTGTTTCCGGTTACTTTGTGTTTACAGATCACTTATTTTTACCCCCTTTCCCTTTCTTTTTGTCTCCAGAGGCAGCGCTTGGAGCAGAATTAGATAGAGTATTTAACGGCACGCCCATTGTTGTATTCATTGCTTTGGTTCCCTTTTCACGCTTACCAGTAGACTTCAAAATACTATTTAGAGAAAAGGGTGAATTTGTTGAAACGGTTTCTGCACTTGGGGCTTTTGCGTTGTTTTTACCACGCAAACCTTCATGAGTAGTCATACGCCACACAAGTTTATGTGTAACTGTCCAAGCGAGTGCAAACAATAATGCAT